TTATGGGGGAACTAGAACTGATAAAAATACTCACGCACACCAAGAAAGAAGATTTCAAAGAACTGCACCTTCAGCTGCAAACTTTAACAACTATTTTCTTGGTTCTGTTTCTGGTGGTTCAGAGTCACTTGATAATGCTACCATATGTGCAGTTGATAATAGTTTAGGAACTGGTGACCACACATATACAGTTTATTTAAGAAAAGCATCTGGCGCTGCTTCTTATGCTGGTAATTGTTACACAAATTATACATCATCAATGGTAGTGGTATGGGGATTCTAATATGAGTTTAATTAAAGTAAAAACAAATGGGATAACAGATGGAGCTGCAACTGCAAATAAAGTTGCAACCAGAAGACAAGTTTTTACGGCTTCTGGAACTTTTACAGTACCTACTGGTATAACAACAGTTTATGTTTCAATATGTGCTGGTGGTGGGGCAGGACAAAACCAAGGTTCTAACCAATCTGGTGGTGGAGGTGCTGGTGTTTTGTGGTTAAAAAGAACAGTAACTTCTGGTACTGCAATTGCTGTAACAATTGGAGCTGCAACCTCTGGTACTTATGGTGGTGGCGCTCACGGTGTTGATGGTAATGATTCCAAATTTGGTACATCTGGTGAAGGTTGGTACATAGAATGTGATGGTGGAAAAGGAAGTAATACACAAAAAGGTGGTTTGTATTATGCGTCTGAACCCAATGAAGTATCTGGTGGTGGAAATCCAACTCAACATGGCGGTGGTGCAAGTGTCTTTGGTGCTGGAAATTCAAGAGGTGATAATAATGGTACAGCTAATGGTTTTGGTACTGGTGGTGCTGGTGGTCAATCTGGTCACAATGGTCAAGGTGGCGGGCCAGGATATTGTGTAGTGGAGTGGTAATATGAGATATTTTGCAGAGATAGATAAAGATAATAAAGTAATTAACGTAATTCAAGCAGAAGATGAAGAATTTATCAAAACTCTTGATAGTAGTTATATAGAAACTTTTGATAGTGAAACTGTTTTAGGTGCTAGAGCATCTAAAGGTTATACTTATGATGCAAGTAAAAAAGCATTCTTTCCCCCACAACCTTATTCGTCTTGGGTTTTTGATGAAAAGACAAATGCATATGAAGCTCCAGTAACATATCCAACTGATAGTAAAAAATATGAATGGAACGAATCATCCAAAAAATGGGATGAGGTATAGACTAAATAGTTTCGGAGAACAATAAATGGCACTTTCAAAGATTACAACAAAAGGTATCCTAGACGGAACAGTTGCAACTGCTGACCTTGCAGCTAATGCTGTTACGACTGCAAAGATTGGTGCAGATGTTATCGTTGCAGATGACGTTGCCGATAACGCTATTACAACTGCACAAATCGCTAATGACGCTGTGACAGCAGATAAGATTGCAGATAGTGTTGCATTAGGTGCTGGATATTATATTGGTAAAGATGGTACTGTTGCTGGAAGTTCAAGTGGTAGAGATAATCTCTTTCGTGTAAACTTAGCTGCAACAACTGGTAATGTAACAATCGCAGCCGCTAACAACGCATCTGTTACAGGCCCATTGACAATCGCAAACGGAACAACTCTTACTATTACAAATACTGGAAGGTTAGCAATAATATGAGTACTTTATCAGTAGACACAATAACTGGACAAACTGCAGCTACAAAAGTTAAGATGCCTGCTGGTTCAATTCTACAAACCTTATCTGCAACTAAGTTAGACCAACAAAGGGATAATAGTGGGAGTTTTGTAGACATTACTGGTTTATCACAAGCAATAACACCTTTTTTTAGTACAAGTAAAATATTAATAACTATTCATGTATATGCATCATATAATGATGCTGCTGTTTTAAGATTGATGAGGGATTCAACTAGAATACCAAATAACACAGCTGGAACTGCAGCCAATAAACGAGGTTTTGCAATGGTGAGACACGCAGAAAACAATGAAGGAAATATGTATAGTTTTACACACTTAGATAATCCAGCAACAACAAGTGCGACAACTTATAAAGTTCAAGTTTGTAGAGAAAGTGGAAGTGGATATGTTGATATTAATTCTAGGAAAAGTAACCAAGATTACTCTTTGTGTTCTTCAATAACAGTTCAAGAGATATCACAATGAGTACTTTAATCACAACAACTGCCCAGATTGGTACAATCAAAGACGCTGGTGGTAATGCAACTGCAATGACTATTGATACTAGTGGAAGAGTGTTTCGTCCAGTTATACCACATATCTTTGCAGTAAGACGAAACGCCGGCGGTGGTGGATATGAAACTTATCAGAATGGTGATAAATATAGTTTTGACACTATTCTTGAAAGTGGTGGGGGTATGACACTTTCTTCTGGTGGTGTATCAATACCAGTTACAGGCCTTTATTTCTTTAATGTCTCAATGTTAAATAATAATGTAGAAAACAATGAGCTTTCTGTGAAAATAGGAACTGGAAATTATTTCAGAAGAATTTATGTAAATGACCATAGGTTTATGGATATGTCATTCACAAAAACCTTTACGGCAGGAAATGTTATCAATGTTCATAACACTAGTGGTGGTGCAAGAGGTTGGCATAGAACTGGGCCAGATGGTGACCAAGACATTTACTCATCAATAAGTGGATATATGGTAGGATAGAGATATGAGTACATTAAAAGTCGGAACAATTCAAGACCACGCAAATTCAATCACTGCAATGACAATTGATGGTACTGGTCGTATTCTAACTCCAGCAAGACCTATGTTTGATGTTGCAAAAAGTAGTGCTCAAACTTTAGCTAGTAGTACAGTAACAAAAGTAACTTGGGATACAGAAAACTATGATATAGGTGGTAATTTCGCAAGTAATAAATTTACTGCTCCGATAGCTGGAAAATATCATATGAGTACTGTATTAACATATTCTACAATGATTGCTGGTGCTGGTATCGGTCTAATATGGTATAAAAATGGTTCAGTGTTCAGAAATGGTCATCATCAATCTACAGAAATAAATATTACTTTCACGCTACAATCCAGTGTCGTATTCGATTTAAGTGCATCTGATTATGTGGAAGTTTATGCTTTTCAAGGAAGTGGTAGTTCCGAAAATTTAGGTACTGCAAACAATCAAGGTTCAGTAAGTATACCTAATAGTAACTACTGGAGTGGTTATTTAATAGGATAAACTCTAACACACTTTCCTTATAAATACTAAAAAGGAGACTGTGTGAATGTCAAGTATTTCAAATATATTTATAGACCAAGGTGCGACTTTTACTACCACAGTAACAGTATCAGATGCAAATGGTGATGCAGTAAGTCTTGCTGGATATTCAGTAGCTGCACAAATTAGAAAAAGTCATTTGTCATCTACTTCAACTGCTTTTACAGCAAGTATTTCAAACGCATCCGCTGGTGAGATTACTATTTCACTCACTGACTCTCAAACAACTTCTCTTGAGGCTGGACGTTATGTTTATGATGTTCTCATAACTGCATCTGGTGGTGCAAAGACAAGAGTTGTTGAAGGTCAAGTCACAGTCAATCCAAGTGTAACGAGGTAACAAATATGGCAATAACTGGAAGTGTAGCAAGTGTTTCCCAAATCAAGGGTTCGATATCTCAAGGTAACGAATTAGTTGTAACCAGAGTTGCAGTGCCTGGCCCACAAGGCCCACAAGGTGCTGCTGGTTCTTCTCAAAACAATGTCGCACAAGCACAAGACGTTGTAATAACTGGTATCAGCGATGGTGCTTTACTACAGTATCGTGCAAGTGACCAAAAATTCGTTGCAAGAAACCAATTAGATACAACTTCTGGAACACTAGTTTTTAGTGGTGGTAGTTTTTAATAAGGAATAGATAAATGGCAACAACAATTCAAATTAAAAGGTCTACTGGTACTTCAGCTCCATCATCATTATCTGCTGGTGAACTCGCAGTAACTTTTGGAACTGGTACTCAGGCAAACTTAGGTGATAGACTTTTCATTGGTGATGGTTCAACGGTTGACGTAATTGGAGGTAAGTTTTTCTCCGATATGTTAGACCATACTCAAGGTACTCTAACTGCAAGTAGTGCTTTGACTGTAGATAGTAATAAAGCTTTAGATGATTTAATCGTAGGTAATCACGCAACTACTGGTGGTTCGATAGAATTGAAAGAGGGTACAAACAATGGTACTCATCATGTTCAACTAAAATCTCCAAATGCATTAAGTGGTAATCTTGCATTAACATTGCCTGGGTCTGATGGTAATAACGGAGAAGTTCTCAAAACAAATGGTTCTGGAACATTATCCTTTGGTACTCTTGCACTTTCAGATGCAACTGGAACTCTTGCGCTATCAGCGTTAGAAATAGATGGTGGAACTGATATTGGTGCTGACCTTGCAGATGCAGATTTGATGATTGTAGATGATGCCGCTGGTGGTACAAATAGAAAGTCTGAACTTACTAGAGTTAAGAAATATATTTACTCTGCAATATCCAGTGGTGCAACTGTTACAAACTCTGGTGCATTAACACTTGCAAATACATCTGTAACAAATGGAATGTTAGCAGGGTCAATTGCAAATGCAAAACTTACAAACAGTGCAGTAACAGTTGGTTCAACTTCAATCTCTTTGGGTGCAAGTGCAACTTCAATCGCTGGTGTTACTGAATTAGCAGTTGACAATATCAATGTTAATGGTAATACTATTGCAACAACAAACTCAAATGGTAACTTAGTATTAGACCCAAATGGAACTGGAACAATTGATGTTTCTTCTGCAAGAATTACAAGTCTTGCAACACCAACACAAACAACTGATGCCGCTACAAAAGCATATGTTGATGCACAGTTACAAGGTCTTGATGTTAAAAACTCTGTAAGAGTTGCTACAACTGCAAACGGAACTCTTGCAAGTGCGTTTGCAAACGGAGAAACAATTGACGGTATTTCACTTTCTACTGGTGATAGAATTCTTTTGAAAGACCAATCTACTGGTTCAGAGAACGGTATATACACAGTTAATTCAAGTGGTGCTCCGACTCGTGCAACTGACTTTGATGCAGATTCGGAAGTAACTGGTGGAACATTCTTCTTTGTTGAAGAAGGTACAGTCAACGCAGACAACGGTTTTGTTATGACAAATGATGGAACTGTAACTGTAGGTTCTACTGCATTAGTGTTTACACAATTCTCTGGTGCTGGACAAGTCACTGCTGGTTCTGCACTTACAAAATCTGGTAATACATTGAATGTTGCAGTTGATGACTCTTCTATAGAAGTTAGTTCAGATGCACTCAGAGTAAAAGCATCTGGTATTACTAATGCAATGTTAGCAGGGTCAATTGACCTTACTGCAAAAGTAACTGGTGCGTTACCAGTTGGAAATGGTGGTACTGGTTTATCTTCAATCGCAAAAGGTTCAGTCCTAGTCGCAAACTCCGCTAATACATTGTCTGCATTAGACGGTGGTGGTTCTAATGATGGTATCTTGACATATACTGCAAGTTCTGATACTCTAGCATTTGCAACAGCGGTGGACGGTGGAACATTTAGTTAGTAGTCTAGGGAGATTGCCTAATGGCTACAACACCAATAAAACTTAAACGCAGTCACACACAAGCAGTTATACCAGATACGTCTGATTTGATTGCCGGTGAAGTTGCGTTAAATACCGTAGACAAAAAGTTCTATGTTCGTGATGGTTCAAGTCAAGTTGTCACACTTGCAAACCATTATGCAACGGACTTTGATGTTAATGTTGTTACGTTTAAAGTTACTGTTGCAACATCAACTTCTGCACACGCATATCATGGTACTGGTTCTAGTAACAAGTATAAAATTAATGGTGTATTCTCTCCCTACTTAAAACTCATTCCAAGAATTACATATCGTTTTGACCAAAGTGATTCGTCAAATTCCACACACCCACTTCTTTTCTATTATGATTCTGGTAAAGCAACTGCTTTTACAACTGGTGTTACAACAAATGGAACGCCTGGTTCTGCTGGTGCATATACACAAATTATTGTTTCGGATACAACTCCACCAGTTCTTCATTACCAATGTTCTGCACACGCAAATATGGGTTGGGCAGTTACAACCAGTACAAGAAATTTTACTGGTTTTGATACAGACGATTTATCAGAGGGTTCTACTAATCTTTACTTTACAAACGCAAGAGCTCAAACACAGGCACAAGCAGTTTCTATTAATAATGTATCAGAGGATAGCACGCCTGAATTGGGTGGAACACTTTCTACAAACGGCAATCAAATTCAACTTTCTCAAACAAGTGGTGTTGCAATAAGAACATCAGGCAATCTTGCAACATCAGACCTTACTCTTTTAAGAGCAAGTGCATCAACAGATGGTACATATGGTTTTGATGTTAAATATATTGGTTCTCGTTCTGGTAATGCAAATTCTTTTGCACTTGAAATGCATAATCAAGCTGGAACGAATGTAGAAGCAATTACAGTTTATCAAGATGGTAAGGTTGGTATTAACAACACAGCACCATCTTCTGTTCTTGATGTTGGTGGTGACATTTCTACTACTGGTAATTTTACACTTACTTCTACAGATGCTGGTTCAAGTGCAGCTCCGATTATTGAATTAAATCGTGATAGTTCAAGTCCTGCTGATGCAGATTATCTTGGACAAATTAAATTTAAAGGTGATGATGACGGTGGCAGTTCTCATGTTTATGCAAAGATAACTGGTAAGATTCAAGATGCATCTGCTGGTACAGAAGATGGTCTTATTGAATTTGCAAATGTTAGAGCTGGTTCTAATACAATCACTGCAAGACTGAAAAGTGATAAGTTTGAGTTATTGAACAGTATGGATTTAGAAGTTGCTGGTAATACTACATTAACTGGAACTCTGAACGGACATACTATTCCAGGCGGTTCTGGTACAATTGCATTGACAAGTGATATTGGTTCAACAGATGTATCTGGTGATTCAACTCCTCAACTTGGAGGCGACTTAGATGTTAATGGAAACGCAATCGTTTCTGCATCTAATGGTAATATTGCAATCACACCAAATGGTTCTGGTTCTGTTATTATTGATGGATTATCACACCCACAAGCAGATGGTAACGCTGGACAAGTTCTTAAAACAGATGGCTCTGGACAACTTGCGTTTGCATCTGTAAGTTCACTTGCTGGTGCTGGTATTCAAAACGTATCAGATGACAGCTCTCCACAACTTGGAGGAAACCTAGATGTAGTTACTCATAGTATTGTAACTACTTCTAATAGAGATATTAACCTAACACCAAATGGTTCTGGTAAGGTTGTTGTGGGAACAAATGGTATTGAGTTTGGAGATGGAACAACTCAAACCTCTGCTGGTGCAACAACTGGTTTTTCAATTGCAATGGCTACAGCACTTGGATAATATAAATAGAGTAAAGGGAAAATAATATGGCAACTCCAAATACAAAGGCTGCATTAAAAGAACATTGTCTTCGGAGTCTTGGTAAGCCTGTAATTGACATTAATGTTGATGATGACCAAGTAGATGACAGAATTGATGATGCATTACAATACTTCGCACAATATCATTATGATGGTATTGAGAGAGTTTATTTAAAACACAAAATTACACAAGCAGAGATAGACAGAGCCGCAACAAACACTACTGAGACTGCAACTGATAAAGTTGATAGTTCAATTACAGCCGCTTGGTTAGATGGAAAAGGTTTTATTCCAGTTCCAGAAAGTGTATTATCAGTCGTAAAAGTTTTTGATTTTACAGACAAGAATACTGTAAATATGTTTGATGTTCGTTATCAATTACGTCTAAATGACTTGTATGACTTTAGTAGTGAATCTATTATTCACTATGAAATGACTATGCAACATCTAGATTTTTTAGACCACATTCTTGTTGGTGAAAAACCAATTCGTTTTAATCAACATCAAAATAGATTATACATAGATATGGATTGGTCACAAGACGTAAATGTTGATGATTTCATCATTATTGAATGTTATCGTAAGTTAGACCCAAATACATACACAGATGTTTACAACGATATTTACTTAAAAAGATATACTACTGCACTAATTAAAAGACAGTGGGGTGCAAATCTTTCTAAGTTTGAAGGTGTACAAATGTTAGGTGGTGTAACTCTAAATGGTGCGAAACTATTTGAGGAGGCTCAGGCAGACATAGAAAAGTTAGAGGAACAAATTCAACTTGCGTATGAACTACCACCCAACTACATGATAGGATAATTTGATGCCGACAAATGTATATTTCGATACTGGAACTAAACCAGAACAACATCTCTATGAAGATTTAATGATAGAACAATTAAGGATTTATGGACAAGATGTTTTCTATATTCCAAGAACTTTAGTAAAAGAAGATGAACTCTTTGGAGAGGACACTCTTTCTAAGTTTGATGACGCATATCAAATCGAAATGTATTTTGAAAATGTAGAAGGTTATGAAGGTGAAAAAGAAATCATGTCTAAGTTCGGATTACAGATGAATGAGGACGTTACCTTTGTAGTTGCAAGAAGAAGATTTGAACAATTAGTATCTCACGATTCTAATTTGATTGTGAAGACAAGACCGAATGAAGGTGACTTGGTTTACTTTCCAAAAGTAAAAAAGGTATTTGAAATATCTTTCGTAGACCATGATGACCCATTCTATCAAATCCACAATGTTCCAGCTTTTAAATTAAAGTGTAAGACTTTTGAATACAGTGGTGAGGATATTGACACTGGTATTACAGAGATTGATGCAATTGAAACTGCAAACTCTCTAGACCAGTTAGTATATCAAGTTTCTTTGGAAGACGGAACTGGTTCACTGCTCACTGAAACTGGTGACTATATAATACAAGAAGCTTTTGTAGTTGATACAATTGATGAGAACGCAATGAACGACTTCTTTGAAACACAAGATGATAATATCATAGACTTTTCGGAGTCAAATCCGTTTGGTGATATTGGAAAATAATAGGATAATAATATGTTAGGACAACAATTTTACCATGAAACTATGCGAAAGGTGGTTGTCGCCTTTGGTACTATTTTCAATAATATTAATATAATAAGAACGAATAGTTCTGGTGCAACTGTGCAAAGTATGAAAGTTCCTCTTGCATACGGCCCAAAACAAAAGTTTTTGACAAGACTTAGAGAAGACCCAACCCTTAGTAAAAAGGTTGCGTTGACTTTACCACGAATAGGTTTTGAAATTTCTGGTATTTCTTATGACCCATCTCGTAAACTAAACTCTGTTCAAAAAGTTAAAAAAACAAATGATTCAACAGATGGAAAGACATTATCATCACAGTTTATGCCTGTACCATATAATATGGATTTTGAATTAGTGGTTATGGCAAAACAATCTGATGATGCACTTCAAATTGTAGAACAGATTTTACCTTTCTTCCAACCAGATTACACGATTACATTAAATGATAATTCTTCAATGGGAACAACAAGAGATGTTCCAATCATTTTAAGTAACGTAACTTATGCAGATGAGTATGAGGGTTCATTTGAAGATAGAAGAGTAATTACATATACATTATCATTTACTGCAAAATTCTATCTGTACGGCCCAGTTACAGACCAGAAAGTTATTAAGTCTGTACAAGTTGACCAATATACAGATATGCCTATCAATGCACCTA